GAGAACAGAACGCTCAAGAATCTGAACATGAATGTTTTCAACTCTAGTATTGAGGGGTTTGTACCTCAGACCTGGCAACCCCAAGCTTGGGGAATGTATGGCATTCCTGCTGGTGTCGGTGGGAAGATGGACGATGTATTTAAGCAATTACCTGTTCAAGATCTCAGTGAATCACTAGACGAAATGACTTTCCTAATTGGAATGCTTGAGAAGGGGACAGGAGCTACTTCAACCATGCAGGGAGTAGAGCAAGAGAATCAAATCACTTTGGGTGAGGTTCAACTAGCTCTCGGTCAAGCAAAAGAGAGAGTCAAGGGAATGAGCAAATTCTATACTCAGGCATGGAAAGATAGAGGTTTAATCTTTATTAAGTTATTGGAAGCAGCGGGTGACAAGATCGATGCTGTCACTGTCTACAAAAAAGGCAGGAATACTGATGCAATCTATAGTAGAGAAATAAGTCCAGACGATTGGAAGTCAGATGCAGGTTATAGATGTAAGGTATGGTCACAAGATGAGAAAGACGCCGAGAACACTGACGCACTCCAGAAGATCAATGCAGCCAAGACCATCATGCCTGATAACCCAACCGTTGATACTGTTTATAAGAGAAAGCTGCTCGAATTCTCTGACTTTACTCCCGATGAATTGAAAGAAGCCATGAAGTATGAAGAAGAGAAGAGAATTGCAATGCAGCAACAAGCTCAGATGGGAATGATGCAGCCTGGAATGCCACAGCCTCCTCAACCCATGACCCCTCAGCCCCAGATTGCCTAAAAACATTTTCCACATCTAGAGTCGAAGTATGGCAATTGCTTTAGATGTTGTTTCAAACGGAGCAGCTACAACAACAAGCCCATTAGTTTGGTCTCATACTTGTACTGGCTCAGATCTTGTTTTAGTTGTTGGAGTTAATCTTAGAAGTATCTCAGCTAACGAAGACTGTACGGGGGTTACCTATAACGGTACAGCAATGACTCTTATTGGAAGTAAGAGGGGTTATTTTAGCGGCACAGGACAAATTAGTTTATGGTATTTATTAAATCCAAGCACAGGAGCAAACGATGTTTCTGTAGCCTTTACTGGAACATCTGTAACGGCTGATGCTGGTGCAGTTTCTTATACAGGAGCAGCTCAGTCTGGTCAACCAGATGCTGTAGCTGGATTAACAGATCAAACAGGCGCTAATCCTTCAGTTACTATTACAACCGTAGCGGACAATTGTTGGGTTGTGGGTCTTTTAGGACAAACTTCAGGTCCAGCTACGGCAGCACTTTCGCAGAGATATACTCCTAATGCATCAAGTAATGAAGGTTCGTATCAAGATACAAATGCTGCTATAACTCCTGCTGGAGACCAAGCTGTAGGCTGGACAGATGCTAGTGCTGGTGCTTGGTCTATTCAGGCGGCTTCTTTTAAACCTGCAGTCGCCGCAGGTTCTGCCTCGCTTTCCCCCTCGGCCAGTCAATCCCCGAGTGCTTCTGCTTCATCAAGCGCATCCAAGTCTGCCTCTAAATCTTTAAGCCCATCTGCTTCTCTTAGTCCCAGCGCATCTCTCAGCCCATCTGGTAGTCTTAGTCCCTCGCGAAGTGCCAGTGCTAGCGCGAGTAAAAGCGCATCAGCGTCGCAGAGCCCTTCGGCTAGTTTGTCCCCATCGGCATCCTTAAGTCCTAGCGGTAGCTTAAGTCCCTCGGCTTCTGAATCAGCATCGGAGAGCAAATCACTGTCACCCAGCGCCTCACTATCTCCCTCTGCAAGTTTGTCTCCGAGTGCATCTGCGAGTGCAAGTGAGTCAAAGAGCGCGTCAGCTTCAGAGTCGGCATCATCGTCAGCTAGCTTATCTCCGAGTGCTTCATTGAGTCCGAGTGCTTCTCTCTCTCCCAGTGCTTCACAATCACCGTCTGGAAGCCTTTCACCCAGCGCTAGTGAATCAAGGAGTGAGTCGAAGTCTCTTAGCCCATCTGCTTCCCAAAGTCCGAGTGGAAGTCTTAGCCCTTCAGCTAGTGAAAGCGCAAGCGCATCCAAATCGCTATCTCCAAGCGCTAGTCTCTCACCATCCGCTAGCGTTTCTCCTTCCGCATCAGCTAGCAGATCAGAGTCTAAAAGTTCTAGCGCTTCCTCCTCCTCATCTGCTAGCCCAAGCCTTTCCCCAAGTGCCAGTTTAAGCCCATCAGCCTCGCTCTCGCCGAGTGCAAGTCAATCTCCTTCAGGGAGCCAGAGCCCGTCGGCAAGTGAAAGTAAAAGTGAGTCTAAATCCCAATCTCCTAGCGGTAGTTTGTCTCCGTCAGCCAGTCAATCGCCTAGCTCGTCAGTCAGTCCATCAGAATCAAAGAGTCTTTCTCCTAGTGCTTCCCAAAGTCCGAGTGGATCACTATCTCCATCCGCTTCACAGAGTCCATCGGCTTCTGAGTCCAGGAGTGAGAGCAAAAGTCAAAGTCCTTCAGCGAGCATGTCTCCCTCTGGTTCTCTTAGCCCGAGTAGCAGTCAATCTCCAAGTGCATCAGAGTCCCTTAGCGAGTCTAAGTCACAAAGTCCCTCAGCAAGTCTTAGTCCATCAGCATCTTTAAGTCCTAGTGCTTCACTTTCTCCTTCGGCTAGCGAAAGTGCTGGATCATCTTCTAACTCAGCTTCAGCGAGTAGTTCTGTATCTGCTAGTGAAAGTAAAAGTCTGAGTCCTAGCGCCTCAAGTAGTGGTTCAGCATCATCGAGTGAGAGCTCTAGTCTGTCACCCTCATTCTCAGCCAGTGCTTCGCAGTCTGCTAGCAATTCTCAGTCAGAATCACCAAGTCCATCGAGGAGCCTGAGTCCAAGTGCTAGTGAATCGGCTTCCCCATCTCCTTCAGCATCTCAGTCTTTTGAGGGTGTACAGGACATTTTCGAGTTAAAAAGAACATTTGACAGTCAATTTAAGGGAAAGGTTTATCACATATCAAGGATACGCCAGTATCCAATACCGAAAGGAAAATAAGTATGGACAAAATACTTGAGAAGTTTGGGTTGAAGTATTCAGATCTGGAACCCGCAGAGAGGGAGACACTTCAGTCATGGTTAAGCGACCTTGAAAGCAATGCTCTTTCCGTAGAGAAATTGAGGGGCTATATTGCGGCCATGAAAGATGCGGTAGAGCAAGAGGTGACGCAAACTACCCATAATTCAAAGCAAGACATCTTCTTAAAGGCGAGACTGAGAAATTATATTCTACTTGATGCTTTTCTCTCATCACCAGAGAAAGCCAAGAAAGCTATTGAATTGCAACTCAGCAGTATTCGCTCAAAGGTTTGACATGGAATAAACCCTATGGATAGCATCTGATTATGGACAACCTTACACAGAAAACACTTGATGGCATTCTTAATAAAGAACCATTAGCTCTCACTCAGACTGATATTTCATTCCTCAAAGCGAGAAAGTCTTATCTGACTGATGAACAAATAGATAAATATTCATCTGTATTTGAACAAGAGCCAGTTGAAGTGAGCAAGCCACAGAACAGAGATAACCGTAGTCGCAGTTATAGAGCTATGCAAAAGCAACTCGCAGCTCTCGGTCATCATGTTGTTGGTGTTCCAAAAGCACAATTAGAAAGAATGATGGACACCATAGTCGGTCCACAACAGTAAAAGTAAATACTATATCCAAACTCCTTTTAAAGGAACGGTAAATATATATGCCAAAAAATCCAACTCCCCAAGAGCTAGAAGCAGAAAATGCAAAGTTACTTCAAGAATTAGAGAAGCCTGAGGTTCCAGAGGTAGAAGAAACACCTCAAGAGCCCGCTGAAGTAGTCACTCCCGAACCAGAAACCCAACCAGAACCCCAAGTAGAGCCTGAAAAAGAGGTTCAAGCTACTCCTTCACCAGATTATAAGAAGAAATTTGGCGAATCTTCCAAAGAAGCACAAAAAGTTGTTGCCAAAAACAGAAAAATCAATCAGGCAATCGACGAAGCAAACGAAATTACTGTCCCAACTGATGAAGAAATGAAGTCTGAGTATCCAAATTGGGACGAATTGGACGATACAAGTAAGAAAATAGCTACAAAGACGTACATTACAGATAAGAGGTACGCTCTGATCGCCAAAGCCAGAGAAGAAGGCAAGAAAATCGAGAAATGGGACGAGGAAGTAACAAAATTTACTGAAAATCCCCAAACTTTAATAGATAACCCAGGATTAGAGGGCAAAATTGAAGAATTTAGACTCTACGCCAATGAAGAGTCAAACAATAGTGTTCCATTGAAAGTATTAGTCAATTCCTTTTTGTTTGAACAAAGCAAGGCCGCCAAACCCAAGAACAAGGGAAGTATGTTCCCCTCTGGCTCTGGTGGTCCAAATGACAAGCCAAAACCAACAAAGATCACTGTGGCAGAGTCAGAGATACTACGAAAAACCAATTATAATGAATATAAGAGGCTTCTCAAGGCGGGGAAGATCTCTCCCTCTATAGATTAATCTCCTTGTTGACACTGTCTAAAATGCGTCTCCATACTTTTGCATAGTTAAGTAATTCTCCTAACTCCTGTCATAGGAACGGTAAAGAATCAATATTTTTTATCGGAGGCCTATGGCATCACGTGGAAATACAATCGCTCAAGCGTTTTCTAATAAGGTAATGACGGAAGTCTACGACAAGAACGTCCTAGACGAGATCGTCAACCGCGACTACGAAGGTGAGATCAACGCAGTTGGTTCAAAACTAAATGTCTTGAATTTTGACCGTGTCGCAGAAAAGACCTACTCGGGAGGTAACTTAACCGCTGATGATTTGACAGAGAACAACATGGCTCTGACCATAGATCAGTACAAGTCCTTCTACTGGAAAGAGAAGACTCTCGACAACTGGCTCTCCTACATCAAGAATCCACACCCAACTATCGTTACGCAAGTGGCTAATGAGCGCTCAAAGAACATGGATGAATACATCCTTGGATTCTACGGAGATGTTGGTGCAGGAAACCGCGTAGGTACTGACTACACAACTGGAGACGTAACTGTTGATGTCACAACTGGTGTTGTAACTGGAAACGGAACAACCTTCACCTCTGCTATGGTGGGTCGTCCATTCAAGGCAGTAGGACACACCAAGTGGTACAGAATTAAGACCTTCAGCTCAACAACCTCAATTGTGATCGAAGATGACAAAGATGATGCAACCTCAGCCTACACAGGTGGGGCGATTGCAGGTGGAACCGCTTACACAATTCAAGCGGCTACCCCAATTTCAATCACAACTGGTAACTTGCTCCAACAGGTTGCTACTCTCAAGCAGAGATTAGATGAAGTCGAGTCTTATGACTTGAACCCAGCTCCTGATAGTGGTCGATTCCTGATCGTACCTCCAGCTTTTGAGAACACACTCGTTAGAGCAACTGGAGTAGCCCTCCACGTGCCAGAAGTGTACTCAGAACTCGTGAAGAAAGGATTCTTGGGAATGCTACAAGGATTCAAGATCTTCAAGAGTAATCGCCTGACAGGTAACAACACCGATGGATACAGAATCCTCGCTGGACACCCAGGCTGGATCACGATGGCTGAAAAAGTCCTTGACGCAAGAATGGAAGAGGATTTGATCGCAAACTTTGGATCAGCATACAAGGATCTATTCGTATACGGTGCAAAGGTTTTGGATAGTCGCCGACACTTTGCAGCAGAACTGTACGCGACATTTGCTTAAAAACTGAAAGTAAGAAGGGCCTTAGCGAATTATAGAGTCAGAACAACTCTACTAAGAGCGAAGGCCTTTTTACAAACAATATGGCAAGCACAACCTTTGAACTTAAAAAAGACCTCCCAATTAAAGCACAGCGAGAAATCATTAGAATTGAAGCAATTGCTAGTGCTCAACGTTCAACCACAGAGGCAAACTTTCTAGCAGCTCTCTTGCCATACAGAACAAACAGGGTGCTTAGATATGACACAAGTGATGTCTTATCAGCACAACAGCCCAGAGGAACTGGTACCCCAGACATCTTAGAAGCAGAAGGTAATACTCTTCCAACTGGATACACAGGATTCAAGAAGGGTGCTATTTTCTACGATCTGGATCGCCCAGGTGCAAATGCTTATGTGAACACAGGAACAAACCTTGTTGCACAATGGACACTGCCAACCCCTGAAGTGGCCTCGCCTTCAACCTCACAGAGTCCAAGTGCAAGTTCGAGTAGGTCAATGTCACCTTCTGGATCTGCAAGTAGGTCGAGTTCCGCTTCGCTATCACCCTCTGCCTCAGGTAGTGCATCACAAAGTCCATCACCGTCACTTAGCCCTAGTGCAAGCTCAAGCCCGAGCTCATCAAGTTCAGCAAGTGGCTCAAAATCAGCTAGTGCATCAGCCTCAAGGTCAGCTAGTGCCTCATCTAGTGCAAGTTTGTCGCCTAGTGCTTCAGCTAGTGCCTCGAGTTCAGCTTCACTTTCACCTAGTGCCTCACTGAGCCCATCAGCTTCAACCTCGGCTAGTGCCTCAAAATCACTCAGTCCTAGCGCAAGTTCGTCAGCTAGTACCTCAGCTTCTGTCAGTCCAAGCAATAGTAACTCGGCCTCTTTGAGTCCAAGCGCATCACAGAGTCCAAGTGGAAGTACCTCAAAATCGGCTTCCAAGTCACTCAGTCCATCAGCTTCACAAAGCCCGTCTGGAAGTGCCTCTAGGTCACCGAGTAAGTCGTACAGTCCAAGTGCGTCATTATCACCTAGTGCAAGTGCTAGCCCGTCAGCATCATTATCATTCCCATAAATATGACAGAACAACCAATATACTCATCAGGACAACCACTACAGATTACCCCAAGGGGTACAGCATTAACTCGAACAGTAAACTCGTCAATCTCGTCTTCTACTGAAGTCGAATTGCATGATGATGCAACTTTTCTTAGGTGTTATGCCACCTCTCAAGATGTTTATCTGAGATGGGGAACTGAAGACTGTAATGAATCTGTTTTTGATGAAGTAATACCTGCTGGCCAGATTGTTGACCTAGCTGTTCCAGTAGACAGTGCAGGGACTAAATTCACCCACTTCAATGTCATCGAAAGAGCTTCAGCAGCAGCGATTATCATCATCCAGAAGTAATATGTATGCAGAATGTTGCAAACGTAGCCAACGTATCAAGTACTTCAAGAAAACAGGTTTTTGATCCCTCTAATCAGTTATTCAGTGAGATTGTAAACCTACCTGGTCTTCGTGCTTATTACCCCCTTAATGAAGATTCTGGCAATGCAATAAATCGAGCCCCAGCCACTTATGGAAGCTTTAATGGAACCGTCTCTGGAGCATTACAAGGGCAAGCGGGGCAGGTTGGCAAATCATATGACCTCGACGGTTCAGATGATTTTATCAACTGCAACTCAACAGCTATCTTACCAGCCAACACTGAAGCCTGTTCTATTTTTGCAATAATTAAATCAAACAACACTGATGCTATTCAAAATATTATTGGTAATAAGCGAGATTCAACCACTTTAGGGTGGCATCTTAAAATATCTACTAACAACAGGCTAGAGTTTGGCTTCTACACAGGAAGTCTATTTTCAGAGGGAACAAATCGCTCCTGGGGAGATACAGAAGAGCTTGGAGTGGCAGATGATACTTGGGTATTTGTAGGAGTCACATTCGATGGGTTTACCGCGAAGTTCTACGTAGATGATACAGAATTTGTTAGAGAGACTTTAGAGAATCAGGTAAATATCTCAGAAAACACGGCTCAAAACGTGAGAATAGGACACAGACAGGCTGCTGGAGTTGGAGAGGAATTCTTTGATGGTGGCATACAGCATGTTGGTGTAACAAATACAGTTTTATCAACTTCCCAAATGCTTCGTTTATGTCAATTAAGAGGTTTTGCCTAGTTCCCATTTGACATGGAATAAAACGGATGAGTAGCCTCAAACATACATCAAACTTATGTATGTTTTATGGCATCAGGTAATTATAAATTCATTACAGTAGACGGAAAAACTGTCCCAGAACACAGATACATTGTGGAACAGTTTATTGGGAGAAAATTGAAAAGCAGTGAGCATGTCCACCATATAAACAGAGATCCTTCAGACAACCACATAGATAACCTTCAGATTGTATCTAACAGTGAGCATGCGAGATTACACGGAAAAGACCATTTAGAAAAAAGAACGGGCAAAAAAACCCGTCTAAATGTACTTATAACCAACGAGCAGATGGATTATCTAAAAAGTTTGCCAGTTTCTATTTCATCTTGGCTTCGTTTAAGAATTCATGATGCCATTAGAGAAGAAAAAATAAAAAATGTGTCAGCTTCTGCCTCAGTATCAAAAATAAAGGAGTAAGTATGGATTTAACACCAATGCCTCAAGAAGAGGTGCAACCAAGAACCATGGACTTTCCAGATGCAATTCGACTAATTATTCAGGGCAAGAAGTTGGCGCGCGTGAGTTGGGGAAATGATGATTATGGGGTCTTGGACAAAGAATGGCTCTGTATCTTCACTAAAGGGAAACTAAACACATGGTTAGTCTCTCAGGGAGATATGGAAGGTCAAGATTGGGTAGTTGTTGAATAGGTATGAAAGCAATAATTATTTTTATCTCTGGATTATGCACATTTATTATTGGCCTTGGGAGTTTGTTATGGGTAATTTTTAATCTATGCCAGAACTCAGTGTAATAATCCCTAATAGGAATTCACCATTCACCGCCAAAACCGTACAAGATGTACTGGATAACGCAGGGTGTGATGTCGAGGTAATTGTTCACGTTGACGAGAAATGGCCAGAACCTCTCTCAAAAGACATAAGAGTCGTTTATATTCATCCTCCAAAACCTAGAGGATTGCGTCAGGCTATTAATGCATGTGTCAGATTGGCTAGAGGTAAATACATCCTTAAGTGCGATGACCATGTAGCGTTTGGCCCTAACTTTGGACGAATTCTGATTGATTCTCACGAAGACAATTGGGTACAGGTACCAAGAAGGTACGCCCTAGATCCAGTGAACTGGAAGATTGAAGAGCGCACAGACAATAAATATCCGATTGATCAGATGTACATAGATTTCCCAAGGAAGGGAAAAGACCATGATGATGGTATGCACGGCGTACCTTGGAAACGTGATCGCCAAGAAGATATTGATGACACTCCCTCCATGCAGGGATCCTGCTACTTCATGACAAAAGATTACTTCCAAAAGGTTTTACATGGACTCTCTGAAGAAGGATATGGCCAATTTGCCCAGGAGGCCCAAGAAATAGGCTTTAAGACCTGGTTATCTGGTGGAGCACTCAAAGTCAACAAAAAGACCTGGTATGCCCACCTGCACAAGGGTAGTACCTATGGACGAATGTACAAGTTCCCAGGCGGTACGGTAGAAGCCTCAAATTGGAGTGCAGAACACTGGCTAAACAACAGAGAGCCAGGAATGATTCATGATTTTGCTTGGTTTATTGATGAAAAGTTTCCAGGTATGCCCTCATGGCCAACTGACTGGAAGGAACAGATAAGGAGCATGGGATGGACGAACTAACTAAACTCGCTATCAAATATAAGACGGATAAATGGGGGAAGCATAACTATACCCCATTCTATTTCGAGTTGTTTGGCAAACACAGAGAGAATGTCACGAAACTCCTTGAGATTGGTGTCGCAGAGGGCGCTGGAGTACGGATGTTTCGTGACTTCTTTCCTAACGCAACCATATATGGTGCTGAAATCGAGAAGAAGCGTGTTATTAAAGAAGACAGAATCAAAGTGTATCACTGCGATCAGTCTTCAAAAGAGGACATTGCCAGACTTTTGAGTAAAACAGGAAAAGACCTTCAAATCGTTATCGACGATGGTTCTCATGTAGCCGTTCACCAGATCTATAGCTGTATCGAGATCATGAGCCAACTAGAGGGCGATCCTATTTATATCATTGAGGACGTAGCTGATGACGGAGTGTATCACACGCTCAAGGCGTTGTTTGACTGCAAAATCAAGCGAGTAGGGGAGAGATACGACGATCAGCTAGTCATAGTGAGGTTAAAGCATGGCAAAAACTAGCATTATCATTCCAGCTAGAGGTGAGAAACTAGAGAATCTTAGTAAAACATTAAGTAGCATTACTGAGAATGCTGTTGGTGATTACGAAATATTAGTTGGTTTTGACGAACAAGCTCCATCAAAAGAACATATAAACGTTGTCGAGAATACTCCCAATGCGAAATATATAGACTTTCCAGATTTAGTGGGAATTAAAACAGTGATTAATGTTTTATGTGCTTTATCGAGAGGTAAATACATCTACAAGTCTGATGCTCATTGTCGGTTTGGAAAAGGATTTGACGAGATTCTTCAACAAGACATGGAAGATGATTGGATCGTCATGCCTCGCTTCAAGATCATTAAAGACGACTGGAGTATCCAGATGAGAGATGGTCAGGAAGAGTTTTACGATTATTTCTACTTGTGTTGCCCGTTTACTGATCCTAAGGGTTTTAGATTCAAAGCAGGGGGACACTGGAAAGAGAGAACGGAGCAAAGATTAGATCGC